TTGAGTTGATACCCTCTGCCATCACAATCTTTGCATTTGTTAGGTCTTGCATACTTACTACCATCTTTCTTTAACTTATATGTTTCTCCGCTACCCCCACAAGTAGGACAAGTAAACGCCTCAGTGTGATACAGAAGATCACTGTTGGCGGTAACAATCTTTTTTAACTCTGCAAGGTTCTTACAGTTATCAAACAAGTTAGGCCAATCATCCTTGGAGTGAGGCTTACGGCTAAAGATAACTTGAGACATTTGCTCTGGACTATTTAAGTTAACTGGTGTGTCACCCATAACCTCACGAACTTGCATCTGTAGGCGGGATTGTATAGTGCCACGCTCATCTTCAAACTCTTTACGCACTGCATTTAAAGCTTTGCGGTCTACCTTCATACCGTCAGCTTTCATACGTGTAAGAAGCTTACATACCTCAAACGTAATGTCTCTCACTTTGATAAGACTTTGTGACTCAGGAAGCATGAAGTCTGCAACCTGAGAGTGAAACAGAGAAGCCGTGGTATTACAATCAGCCTCAAGATAAAAAGTCAATTCTGATAATGGTATCTCATCAGTGTTGTACCCATCCTTAAAGTAACGCTTGAGGGTGTCATCTTTTTGGAAGTCTAAGTTCCTACGGATGGCAGTATTCTCAAGAGACAAAGATATCTTTTTAGCTACACCTTTCGGTGAGATTTCTAGGTTGTTTCCTCTGAGTAAAATACTCTCAGCTAACATGGTATCCCATATAGGCCCATCGTACTTAAAGCCACACTCCCAAAGCCAAGCCAAGTCATGCTGTGCGTTGTGCATAATCAGCAGGGTAGTGTGGTCTAGTATCTTTTGGATACGCTTGGACTCAACACCTGTTTGATCAACGTACTCTTTGTGCTGTAAATCAAACGTCAAAGCCTCAGTGCCATCGTCAACGTCACGAACCCCTACGTTAACTAGGAAGTTACCCTCTTCCCAAGGGTCAAGCATTAGCTTGCCATTACGTTTCTTTGTTGTGTTTTCTACATCTAATACAAATCTCAATTTTGTATTCCTTTCATTAGGCTAGGTACTGTGACCTACCCCCGTCTAATTCACAATGGACAACCCCATGCCATCCACCCTTTAGCTTGTTCTTAGCTACGTTAATGTGACGTTGATTGTCTTCATCATCACCCTCAGTAACTTGGTTCTTAGCAATCAACAACATCAGGTCTGCCTCTGCTGCCTTGCCTGTCTTACTCCCCTCTAACATGGATTGATCTAAGTAAACTTTATCTTGTGCATCAGCCGACAACTGGCTCATCCATATAATCGCACAGTCATACTTCTTAGCTATGTTCCTAGCGTGGATAGCTGCAGCCTTAAGATATACGTCTGACTTGTCGCTAGTCTTTAAGGCAAACTTATCACCCATATCAAGTATAACTATGTCAGGCTTGCTGTGCTTAATGATGTTCTCTACCCACCCTAAGTCTTTACCTGTACTGTCAAACATACTAATCTTATCACGCACTTTCTTATACCTCGCAGCAGCCAACGCATAGTTAGACTTAATCTCGTCTGTATCCATACTAGCAGCAGCGCACAAGTAGCGTTCAGCTACACGTACATACTCTTCCTCGTTACACAGTACCATACACTTAGCACCCTGCTCTGCAAAGCCTTTAGGTGAGGCAATAGTAGACGCATGGAAGCTTGTCTTACCTGTGTTGGGTCTAGCACCTACAATGATAAAGTGTCCACTGCTGATGCCTTCTATGCGCCCTGCTAGGCTAGGTATGTTCCACTTCCACTGTGACTGTTTAGTACCAGCCTCTAAGATGGTATCTATATCAATGTCAGCCCACTCAACATTCATGTTAGGCATGAAGTTATCCTCATGCGCCTCTAGCACTTGGCGTAGTGGCTCAAGGGACGTAAGCTTACCGTTAACGTAGTCAAACCCTAAGTTAGCTACTTGCTCCCCTACGTGCTGCCTAAACATGCGAGACAATACATCAGAGGCTACGTCCGTAGACATAGGTACTTCTTTACGTAGCTTTGCAAACAGACCCTCATACAAAACCTTGTTGGCTGTAGTCATGGTGCTGTACTCAGAGAAGAACAAAGCCTCTAGCTCAGAGGTAGATATAGTGCGGTCATACTTATCCATAGCGTTATCTAAGACACGCTTGATCTTTCGTACATCTTTAGTGAACAACTTGTCAGGGCATTTGATACCCTTGTGATCCTCATAGAACTCCTGATCGTGTAGGGTTCTAATTAGAGATAGCTCCATCATCCGTATAGTCCTCTCAATGCTTTCCAAGACAAAGGGAATAGCTTATGCATACTGTCGCATATCTGATTAGCTACTAGCCTAGTCTCTAACTGTGTGTCTTCCTTGCACCTAAGATTACACATATCTGCAAGGGCGTCAAGACTACCTGACCAATACCACTCAGTCATGGTGCTTTGTGGCAACACCATACGTGCTTGTTCTGGACAGATACCACCAGACAATAGGTCTTGGTAAGCAGCTAGGCAATACCCTTGAACCTTTAAAGCACCAACAGGTACGGACTCTACAGCACCAGCACTGCCTTGCTTTTTATCGTCAGCCCTGCCACGCCACACATCAGGCTCATAGAACTCTGGTTCATCATCTACATACCTACGGCTAACCTCATTCCATCGTAAGAACTTATGCTTGACCAGTTGTCTAGCTACAAAGATTGGAGCCTTGACATGGAAGCTGGCAAAGGCATGACCGAATGGTGACATGTGCCTATGATTGGCTAGGTACTTGATCAACCTCTTGTCAGGGTCATTAAGTATAGGTGTCATAGGCTCACCCACTACGCCTGATGTACCAAGTGCCTCACTCTTTTTACCAAAGGATACACGTGCTGCATTGACTACACTCAGGTCACTACCCATGTGGTCTATGTATGTTGCTTTAATCATCAGTCATGCTCCCCATTGTTACGTCTACCATTGTAACCATCAAGACGTTTAGCTACATCACTTAACATCTGTGGATTCCTGTTGGCAGTATCAAATGTACCTACAGTTACAGCTATTGCAGCCAGTAGTAACACATGCGCTATTGCTGTCAATCCAAACACAAGATAGCTACCCAAGAAAATGCTAAACACAATGCACCACATCCATGCAAGTATCTGCAAGATTAAGTGACGGGCATTGTTGTCAGGTATATTCTTTAGTGGACTTCTATCTGAGTCCATGATTAGTGTCCACGTATCGTATATGTGCTGTCTCATTTTCCTGTCCTTTTCTTTACGCTATGGCGTAAAAGTTAAATAGTTACGTTGCAGCGTAACTTGTGAGTAATAAACTACAGACTTATTCCTCATCATTCACCCTACTCTCCCAACATACTTAGCTATGTGATTTACAAATGGCAACAGACTTAGTGCCATCAAAAGATTAACGCCAGTGTGTATCATGGCTATACGTAACGTGTCACCCTTGGGCATACCGTCAGACACTAGCAGTCCTGCCAGCCAGATCGTACCTGTTGTACCTATGTTAGCCCCAAGCACAGCAGCCACAGCAGCAGGTAAGGGTAGTACACCTGATGCAACCAAAGCAATGATTGCTGTAGTACTAAGGCTACTACTCTGCCACGCCAGTGTCATAACGATTGACCCAAAGAACATATAGATTGGGTTGCCTAAGAACCAAGTCAAGTGGTCTATGTTGCCCATAGATTTCATGCCCCCACTAAACATTTTTAGTCCTACATAAAAGACTACAAGTCCAATGGCTGTATATACATAGTTGTTCACGGTGCTGTGCCTTTCCAAATCTTTAGCTGTGCTTCAAGTTGCTCAATGCGTTTCTTTAACTCGCCAATCTCTCTAAGTAATTCCTCTCTAGCTTTCATCTTCTTTATCTCCTTTGTGCTTCTTCTTACGAATGGCAGGACGTTTCTTGTCAGGTATAACTTTAGGTCTGTACTTGGGGTTCATCAAATCCTTAGCCATAGGATTAGGTCTTCTCTTTTTATCCATGTCATAGGAACTCCTTCAACTGCTCAATATCCGATTCTACCCGATACTTTATGTCATCGTCAAGCCTTAATGCAATAGTGGTTGCACCTGTCCAAGCCTCTATCTCTTGTCTAAAACGCAAGGTCTTGTGTGCAGCATCAGGGTCTAACGCTACGATAACCTGAGAATAATTACCCAACTGTTCCATATG